CCGCTTCACAAGATCGTCGGTCATCGTGATTCTCCCTTCACGAATGTTATCTCATCACCATCGCCACATACTGACGCTTGTACTGCTCAGCACGACGATGCAGTTTAATTTTCCATCCTTGCACACCTGCAACATGGCAGGCGCTCATCTCTGCGTCTGTACGCACACCGCTGTCGATGCACGACTTCATATGCGCGATACCTGCTGCAACTGAATACTCGTCATCGCGAGTCAGCCGTGCAATATCGTTAAACCCTAAAGCACGCGCAGAGGATGGCATGACCTGCATGACACCGCGTGCACTCTCTGTACCATGCCGCATTCTGACGGCAGGACCGACAGCGCGAGTGTTAAAGCGGCTTTCAGTGTTGGCGATGCGAACCGCAACATTGACCCACTTTGCACCCAACTCCTGCCGAGCCTGCCGCTCGACAATCTTCTTCACCTTTTCTTTGTCGGCACTGAGATTGGAAGTCGCAGTCATTTTGACTGATCCGTTCCACCGTTCCCATTCCTTCGTCCAGTAGGCAGCGTTGCTTTCGTCCTCATAGGCAAAGGCTGGTGCTGCAGCGGCGACAAAGATTGATGCGATGATTGCCTGTCTCATTATGACTCCTGTTATTTCTGCTCTTTCGCATAGTCTCCTAATGGAGTGCCTTCAAGCATACCGAGCGCAGACTTATATGTGTCCAGCAAGGCTTCTTCTTCAGCGATTGTAGCAGCGTCCTTTTTGCGAAGAGCAATCAGCTTCTTGATGATCTTTGGATCATAGCCGCTGCTCTTAGCTTCAGTGTAGATGTCCTTGATATCTGCAGCAAGGACAGCACGTTCATCTTCTAGCCGTTCAATCCTGTTAACAACTTCAGCCAGCTTGTTGTTCGTCATGGTTCATCCCCCCGATTACGGTTGAACTGACAGCTGCTTCAAGATCAAGCATTTCAAGTTCACGGTGCACCAGTGCGGCATAACCTTGAATGTCAACCCAGTGATCTTTGAAGTCTGCATTGCCTGCAAGGATGCGACCAATCTTGTCAGCGATTGCATCCAGTGATTGCGCCTGAAAGTATTCAAGCTGTTTCCAACCCGGCATTTCGTGCATCACATTCTTCAGCTGCTGTGTGCACGCTGCTTGGTTGCGGTAGAACCCGTGTGTCTTCTCGCGTTCTGACAATGTAGCGTTGATAGTCATCACCTCGTTCCCTTCTCCACTTTCTAATTCCATACATCACTGACGTATGGTCACGGTTACAGAGCCTCGCGATTTCTGAGTATCCGTAGCCATTCACAAAGAGTGCGTAATAGCACTCGTATCTGATCCAGTGCCATGTCTTTTCACGGCTGTTATTCAGCACCATGCTCCACGGCACATTGTCTCTAAACAGTATCGGACCAACGATAGTTGCTACCCTTGATCGTTTGATGCCACGCAGCAGCGGATGATCTGGAACACCGAACACATCGACTTTTGATGGATATATGATCTTCGGTTCTTCCTTCGGTGGTTCTGGTTCAGGCTGCTTTTCGATAACAACTGGTGCTGGTTTTTTACCTGCACTCCAAAGCTGTTTCTTGATGCGTGCATAGTTGTCCATGAACTCTAGTGATACATCCCTATCAGCCATTTCCGTGCTTCCCCTAATGTGTAGCAATACTGAAGATGACCATGCACCGAGACGGCACGCCACTTGTGCGCAGTCTTCTTAGCTGTAATCGGTGCAACGTGACCTGCCACCTTATCAAAGTAATAGAGTGTGTAGGTCTTATCTTCGTTCAGCTTCATTTGAATAGGGCTGACAATCTTGTTCATTGCATCACCATCGCAATAAAGCTGATTGCCAAGATGATGCCGAACATCAGTGAGCCAGCGGTAAAGACAAGGATGTTAGTGATCAGTTCTGCAGTGTTCATGTTGGTTCTCCCTCTTACTTAATCTTAGGTCTTGTGATGATCGTTTGCTTTACCCCATCGCGTACAGCGTGTTCTTTAACCGTTGCCTTGATCGTCAGGCGGTCACCTTTTTCGCCAATGCTGACTCCTTTCTGGATCAGAATGTTGCCTGCCTCGTCGCGCAACCCGGTGACGTATGTGTATCCGAATCGCGATTCAAACCCCGTCACGAAGGTGACTGTCGCAGTAAACTCGATTTTATCGTTAACAGTGCCAACCCACTGGCTGCCTTGGTTTACTGCTTGTCGTTCCAAATCCCGGTCTGCTGCTTTGTTAACTGCATCAACCTGCGCAGCTGACAGCGATCCATACTTTGCACCCTTCTCCATAACCTTTGTTATGAAATCAGAAGGTTTTTGAATCTTAGCAACCTTGGCAATCAGGTCTGCATGGGCATCTGTGAAAGCCGCAAGAGCCGCGTCTGCCTTTGCTTTGATGGCAGCCTGCTTCTTGGCGAGAACTGCTTCTTGGCGAGCGTTCATCTTAGCAAGCTGCTCTGCCGTATATACCGGATCGTGTACCTTGTGGGCGCCACCGTTGCCGCCACACTCGTAGCAGGTATATCCAGTGTGCTTCCAAGCTTCTGCGCCCCCCTTGCCGCCGCAGCGCTTGCAGTATGCGGTTCGGATCGTGAAGCGCTTTTTCCCATAAGCATATACGGTGTCCTGCACCTCGTATCCGTTGCGATAGTAGAAAGGAACGATCCGGTTGATGCCCAGCGAGCGGCGCACCTCATCAGAACTGTTGTGCTGCTCTGCTGCCGTCCATTCGGGTGCGATGGTCATTGTCATCGTCGTTCTCCCTTAGAGTGCAACCGCCCAGAATCGGACTGCATTAACATTGAAGAGTTTTGCATCGCGTTTTGCGCGTGCGATGCCGGATGCTTCATCCCGCGTCCAAGTGAAAGCCTTAACCTGAACACCAGCTTCAGTTTCAAACCAGATTTCAAAAGTCGGCGTCATCGAGGAACCCTCCGTTGCCGGACAGGTGCAAATCACCCGTCCATGCAAAAAACATTAAGCGGCAATAAAATTGAACGCAAGCACAAAAAAGCAGACCTGCAGAGATTTATCCACAGGTCTGCTTAACATAGTTAACAGAGTGTTACTTGTTTGTTACTGAATACCTGTACCAGCCAAAGCACCGCCAAGCAGGCCACGCTGGATCACACCGGGATATGTTGCCTGCGGTTGCGCCTGCTGCAGCTTCCGCAGTGCTTCGGCAATGTCTGCCTCGTTGGTGGACAGGAACAGCTTGCCAAGCAGTTCATTGGTCTGCGCCTGCTTTGCCTGCGTCATCCCGGTAGAGATGCGTTCACCGACACCCTTGGCAGCACGCGCCAGAAGGTTCATAGAAGGCCCACCTGTTGCCAGTTCACCTGCCACACCTGCCATCGGGCTAATCTGCTCCAAGAAGCTTGCTGTTTCAGCTTGCAGCGGCTGTGTACGGCTGCCCTTTGTACCTGCCCTCGTCAGCATCATGCGTGATTCACGGGCAATGTTGTCCATCAGGCTTTCGGTGATAGCCTTTGCCTGCGCAGGATCATTTGTCACAGCCTTGATAGCCGCTTCAATGCGGTTCTTAGCATGACCTGACTGGAATGCGCGTGTGACATCCTGACCAACAGTTTTCTTCATAATGATGTCATTGACGGCATCAAAGACACCGACCAGATAGGCTTCCTTGTCAGCCTGAGACATCTTTTCAATGGAACGCTCTGTTTTTTCAGTGCGCTGTGCCAGAAATTGACGTCCTTCTTCCATTGCTCTTTTAGCTGAACTTGTATCAGCCCAGATAGAACGTGCAGCCCGATATTGATCTGAACCAGACTCAGCAAGATCAATCATCTTGTTGTGGCGATTTTTCAAGGCAAGACCAAGTTCAGTTTCATTTGCTCTGAATGCGCTTTCAGACGCATCTTTCAAAGCCTTTTGCATAGCATCGACTTCTGCATAAGTATAATCGCGAGCAATAGACAAGTTTCCATTAGCATCGCGTTTGATGATTGATGCAGGATCAATGTTTTCAAGTTCAGAGTATCGTTTTGCCCTTCTAAAGACTGCTGGTTCTTTGCTGTAAATGTTCAGCAAAAAGTCATCCATATCTGCAGAACGTGCACTTGTAGGTTCGACAGCACGATAAAGAGGACGAGCCTGTTCCTGTCGAATAGCCTGCAAATCATCTAAAGCTGAAAACAGGTTCTTCTGCTGACCAATAGCCTGCTGGAATCCTTCTTCTACACGCTGACCTTGCTGCAGTGCACGCTGCTCCAGTCCTTCAGCCATTGCGCGGCTGCCGGGTGCAGTTGCCAGTCGCTCGGTTTCACGGACAATCGGGCTTGTAGGTGGCAGCACTTCAGCAAGCACTTCAGGCTTCACACCACGCGCCTGCTGCTGTTGATACATACGCATCAAGTCTTCAGGTGTTGTACCTGCTTCCTTCATCACACTCTGCACACGCGCAGCAGCCATCTGCTCTGGTGTACGGCTAACAGCACGGAATGCAGCGCCAGCAACAGGCATCGCAGCACCAAGTGGTGCACCAATAGCCGCGCCCATCAATGCGCCTTCAGCAGCCTTATCCAGACGATCAGCAGCACTGCCTTCGCCCTTCAAGAAGCCTTCTGCACCACCTTGGATGACGCCACCCAATGCACCCTGACCCGCCATGAGACCGATACGAGCAGGCAACGATGCAGCAGCGTAGGCAGGCAAAGCAGCGCCACCAGTCAGTGCTGTGATACCGAGTGCAGGTGCAATCGAGCCAGCCACTTCAGCTGCTGTTGTAGCAATAGGACGTTCAGCCTTGGCAACAGCTAGTTCACCGCGAACCTTGGCAAGTTCCTGATCGTAGTCAGTGCCGAACAGCTTGGAACGTGCAAAGGCTTCTGCCTCATCACCTGCACCAAGAAGCACACCTTGACCAAGACCCTGACGCAGCAGCACATCACGCACAAACTGCGACTGAGACGGCAGACCATATTGCTGACGAAGGCCAGCCATGATTGCCTGCTGATCCCGTCCCTGCGTAGCAGATGCTGGAAGGTTTAGACCACGGAGTTTTTCAAACGGATCATCTGCCATGTGTCACCTTATTGACCGAGCGGATTAAGCAGATACGGCGCAAGATTGCGTCTCTGTTGATATATAGCTTCACCACGCGAAGGATATGTTGTCATTCCACCACGCGACTCACCAATAGCAGACGTTGTTCCAAACGGAATTGCTGCATTTGGAGCATTTGCAGCAGGCTCAATCACAGGTGGCTTGCCAAGTTCCTCAAGCCGCTTCTGCACTGCCTTCATCTGTGTTGCATTTAGGACGCGCTTGTTCAGCAGTTCAAGATCAGCAACTGTTGCATTACCAATCTGGTCAACGGTGATTGATTTAGAAATCTGGTCACGTTGACGCATTGCATCCATCTGCGCCTTCAAAGCAGGATCACGCTGATCAATAGCAACATTCTCTGGGTCCAGTTTGTTGCGCTTTGCCAGTTCAATATTCTGTTCAAGTCTGCGCTCATAGTCAGCATAGTTTTCGTTGAAACGCGAACGTGCAGCTTCAAGAACCTGTTCACGGATTTCAGGGCGCAACTTTTGACCAGTCATAATGTTGTTTGCAAACGCACTGAACTTGCCGATAGCAGAGTCAGTACCAATGATCTGACCTGATTCAGTGACGGACACCACTGAACCGGGATCATAGATTTTGTAGAGTGACATAACGAGAGCAAGGTCACTTGTACCAGCCTTGTTCTGCGCCAGTTCTTCCATCGTCTTGTATGCAACCTGCAGGTTGTTGAAGTCTTTTGTATTGGCAACGAAGGAATCACGAAGCTTTGCTTCTTGGTCAAACTTACGTTTGCCTTCTTCACCAAGTTGCTCACGTTCTTCCTTCAGAAGCTTTGAATATTCTTCTTGGAACTTTCCTGCAGTCACAGCAGCTTGCAAACGCTGACGAACTTCATCCTGCGGAATCTGTGTAAACTGGTTGAACAGACTTGCACCTACTTTTTGTGCAGCAGTTGCAGGAGCAGCAGGAGGTGTAAACAGCGAAGCAGGTGCAGCTGGTACTTCAGCCGGAGCAGCAGGCACTTCAGCAGCAGGAGGTGTAACAGCAGCAGCTGTTGGTTCCTGTGCAGTCGGAGCAGCAGCAGGAGCAGCAGGTTGAACAACACCACCGGGAGTAACTGTAGGTGCAGCAGGTGCTGGTGCAGGTGTCACAAGCATCGGTGACGGTGCAACAGGTGCAGGTGCAGCAGCCGGAGCAGGACCAGCAGACGGTGTACCATAGATGCGGCGCAATGCACCAATCTGCGCATCAATCTGCGCTGTATCACCACCGATTGCCTGAAGTTGCTGCTTCTGTGTTTCAAGCTGCGTCAATGCCTTCTCGCGGTTTGCAAGCATATCGGCATACTGTGCTTCTTGAATCTGACGGGCCAGCGGGTTCACATACTGCGACACAGCACGCTGCTGCACGATGTTCTGCACCTGCGCTGCCGTCATACCGGGAGGCAGATCAAACCCAAGTGCCTGTTTGAATGCAGCAGGGTCTTTCATCAGATTTGTGATCTGACCAAGCGTCTGCTGGTTCTGCATACGTTCAGCAAGTTGCGACTGCAGCATCTTTGTCTGAATGCCAGTCATCATCTCGCGCTGAATGTTGCCGGGAATAGACCCTAGCTGCGCAAGATACTGTGCACGCTGCTGCGGCATCTGCTTCTGACCTGCAGCAAGCAGAGTCGAACCAATCTGTCCAAGCATACTATATGCAAGCCGCTTCTGGTCATCAGCAGAAAGCATCGACATTAAGTCTGCCTGCTGTGGCTGAACACCGGGCTGCGTTCCTTCTGCAGCAGGTTGACTGCCACCACCAAGCAACCCGCCAAAAAAGTTGCTGATGCCACCGCCAATGTCTTCAAGAAGTGCCATGTTTCTAGTCCTTATCGACCAAGCAGACCGCCAAAGTTAATCGGTGTCGGGATCGTCTTTCCACCCGAACCTTCAAACTTCAGTCTGTTATACGACTCCGGCAGCTGCACACCTGCAGGCTGCACTTCAGCCGGGTTGAACGGAGGAGGTGCTGATCCGAGCATCGCCTGATTCATCAGTGCTGTCTGGAAAGCATTCTGGATAGCCGGGTGAATCTGCGTAATCGGAGCCATTGTCATTGGCTGCATAGCAGGTGTCGGGACAATGGGCTGCATCGGCTGCGGAGGCATTTCACCGTATCCAGCCGTTTCACCCTGACCACCGACAAGCGACTGCAGGTAAAGTGCACCAAGCTGCTCTTCAAGACTTGCCATGTTCATCACCCCAAAAGACCGCTGAAGATAATATCACGCCACTGACCGCGTTGCACGGGTGCAGGGGCGCCGGGTTGCCATGTTTGACGAGGTGCACCAGCAGCCATGAGGCTTGCACCAATGGATGCAATATTGGCGATGTTGCCTGCCACAGCTCCCGGTGTCGAAGCAGCCGGAGGATTAAACAGCGACTGACTTGCGGCAGCAGGCTGCATCGCGGATGCAGGAGGAGCCTGATACCCAGTGCCAACATTCAACCCCGGCATCTGCGGCATCGTCGGCTGACCGACTGATTCAGGCAATGTGACCTTGTCAGCCATGCCCGGTGTGACAGATGGGAACTGCGGCTGCACTGCAGGAATGTTCACAGGCGCCGCAGAGGCAACCTGTGTCGGCTGTGGTGCATTGGCAGCAGGTGTTGACCAAGGTGTGCCGAGCAACCCGCCTGTTGCCCCACCAAGCAAATCCTGCCCAAAGCGTGACCATGTACCAGCCGGAGCAAGGTTTTCTGCAGACGCAGGAGCAAGGTATCCCTTGATGTCTGCCATCTGGGTTGCAGGTTTGACTTCCTGATCACCGATATTGATGTTTCTAGCAACAGACCCAACAACCTGACTATAGTTTGGCGCCGTTGCATATCCAGACTTTTGCAATGCACCAAGCTGTTCATCTAGTGATTTACCAGCTCTGAAGTCTTCATATCGTTTATTTCTATTGATGAAGTCAGCATATCCTTTAACGCTGTCTTCCATTGATTCATATGTTTTGAATGATTGCGGCATCTGCTGCATTTGACCACCAACAAACTCATTGGTCATCAATGTCTGACCTGATCCAGCAGGTGCTTTGATACCGAAGTAATTATTGCCGGGTGCAGATTTGCCATAGTTACTTTCAACAGCAGCCTGCGCAATGATGATGCGCGGATCGACACCTGTTCGCTTCGATGCCTCAAGAGCGAATGGTGTGATTTGTTCGATAAACTGCTGCCGATAGTCCATCACAAACCCCATTTATAAGTTCAGGCTCACCCACTGCTTCCCGACTGCTTCGTCGATGATGTTCAGCCTGCGAAGAACCTCAGCCTTTTTGAACGGTGGCAGGTTCTTAATCCTCTGCACATTGTCAGACAGATACGCGGTGCAATCCCAGCAGTCTCTGCCTGTCTTTTCGCCTTCTTTGTATCCCGGTGGAAGCTGTGCTCCAACTTCGCCAAGATACCTGAAAACCTGTTCTTCCGTCCAATCCTGAATTGGCATAATGAACTCGATGCCATCCACTTTGGAACCATTGCGCGAAACAGACTTCTTTTCGTCTGAATTTCTCTGCCCTTTGATCACCTTTGTAACACCTAGTTCTTTCACACCATAGTGCAGCGGAAACCAGATGTTCGACGCGCAGCAGTTCACATAAGGCTGCATGAGTGGTCCTGTTTCACCGCTGATCTGTTTGCCGATCGGTGTGTTGTTTACCGGGACAACATCAACAGGCCATCCATGCTGCTGCACGTTTGCAGGCTGATTGGAATGCAGCTCCACAAAGTAAGGCAGCTTACGTTTCCATTCAGCCATATAAGCAACCATCTCAGGATACGCAGCACCCGTATTCAACCAGACCACATACATCTGGTCCCATTTGTCCTTGTTCAGATACAAACAGGCCAGACTGTCCTTGCCACCGCTAAACAGTAAGGCTGTGTCGATCATAGGGCAGCAATCGACGCAGCCAAAGACGCGGCAGACGCAGCAGCACCCAAACCTGTCAGCAGCGGGTTGCTGGTAGGACCGGGACCAGTTTGCGTGTTTGTCTGTCCATAAGGTGTTGCACCCAGAGCCTGAATCGGAATCTGCAGCTGTTGAATCGGAAACTGCTGCGCCTCACGATATGCCTGCTGCGCTGCATCAATTTCAGCCTGCTGCTGCTGCTGCAAGGCAGACTGTGCAGCCAAGGCAGAACCAGCACCCTGCAGATATGCCTGCTGACCAGCTCCAGCCAAACCACCGAGCAACTGTGCACCCTGCAGACCAAGGCCAGCCTGCTGCAGTCCAGCCGCCTGATTAAGCTGCTGCGCTGCCATCTGACGCGCAATATCAGCCTGTGCTGCTTGCTGCGCCTGCTGGAAGTTCTGCGAATACAACTGAGCCGCAAGGTTTGCTGCCTGCTGCTGTGCTGCAGCATTCACAACACCTTCTTGGATTGCCTGCCGTGAACCACCGAATGCACGGGCACGAATAGCAGCATCTGCAGCAGTGTTTAGGTTCTGCAGTCGCTGCTGGTTCAGCGTGTCCAACGATGACTGTAAAACAGACTGCGTAAACGGGTTCATATAAGGAGACAGTTCAGTCGTGGACAACTGTGCAGCCTGCACCTGTTGCGGCTGATACTGACCAGCCTGTGCCGCCATCTGCTGTGCATAGGCATAAGCAGGCTGTGCCATGCCGTAGCTTGACGAGATGTCGCCAATGGTCTGCAGCTGACCGCCTGTAAGACCAGCAACACGTGGACCCTCATACGGACCCATCATGTTTTCTGATACCTGATAAGCAGCTGCAAGATTCTTGCGCCCTGCTTCCTGAACCCATTCAGGCAGTTCTGTCTTGTTGACTACCTGCTGCTGACCGCCGCCACCTTTGCCCATTTTAGTCCTCCAATGGCAGTGCCATCGACACCGACCTGTTGGTCCATCCGTATTTCGGCAGAATCTTCTGCCATCCCCAGCGTCCGTTCATGGTCATAAAAGAGCAACCATGCTCCTTTGCAAACGCGATGACCTGCGGGTGCATACTCATCGCTTCTTCCATGTCACCAAACACCAAAAAACAGTTCAACCACTTCTTCTGTGGTCCAACCAGTATCTCAGTAATAACGCCTGAGTTATCTGTGAACCAACCCTGATACTTCCCAGACATCAAACCTTGGTAAATGTCGCCAACTGTATGCGTACCACCACCAAGCCTTAATGCCTTCTCCATCTTAGTAAGGAGGTGAGCCTGTTTGTCCAAGAGGCACCGATGTTGTTGTGAGTGTTCCTGAGTTGCTGACAGTTACTTTCCACACGCTGCCATTTGGCGCTTGCAGCAGAATGCTATCAACGGCTTCGATTTTGTTGACAGACTTGTTGATTGCCTGCGTAAACGTAGCAAATGCGCGGTTGAAGTAACCGCTGTCGTATGATGGAGGAACAGGAGGAAATGTCACGTTCATCGTTGACCGCCTCCCATGAACTCCACACGCATTTCACCGATTGACCACGGTTCATCCTGAGTTGCCGTGATCTTCATGCGGAAATCACGACCAGACACACGCATATCAGTATAACCATTAGAACGCGGATTATACGGTCCAGAAGTTGTCTCTGCACCTTCTGGTGTGTAGCTAGAATAAACCGTGATTTGAGTGCTGTCATATCCATAACCGCTGTCTGTAATAGCCTGTCGAATATGGCTGATTAGATTGCCGTTCTGGATGTTGATTGAACTTGTCTCAACATAACGCTGTCCAGCAAGTGATGCACCTGCTGCTGTCCAACCAGATTCCTGATTGAAGATGTCCTTATTTGCATCAGCAGCCATTGGATATTTCAAAACACCTGCACCAACAGCCGCAGTGCGTGTCATTGATCCAATAGTCCACCAATCTTCTGCATAGTTGTAAACAACATAACGATCTGGAACATCGCTGCCTTCTGAAGGATACCAGAACCATGCTTCAGGGAATGTGCCGTTTTCAGCACCATTCGTATAAAGAATTCCTGTATCTGGATCGACGTTTTCAAAGACATACGATCCAACATCGCAGCGAAGTGGACGAACAGTGCCGCCGTCATATAGCCAGAAGCTTTCCTTGCTCATCCAAATGCAGCGACCTGCAGTCGTTGCAAATGCGCGAGGAGCAATAAGACCGCAACCATAACCAATGCGCGTGATGCTGTAGATATAAGGCAGACCGACATACTGCATCAGCCAAGCTTCGTCTTCAGTCCAGATCAATGTTCCTTCACGAACAGCGGCACACATCGTGATCTTGCTGGATGTATCAAGATCAAGATAGCCAGCCGTGTTTGTAGGATCAGCAAAATCCCATTCTGTGTAATCTTCGCGAGAAGACCAAGCTACACGACGAGGATTGCCACCAGCGCCAATCAAAACGGCATGACGTTCTGGTGTAACAATGACACCACGATTATTGATTGGAACAGGTGTTTCAGTTGACGCTGTCCCACCAGTGCCAGAAGCATTTGTTCCAGAGTTGCTATATGTAAACTGGTGATCTGTTGGTGTATCAGTAACAACAAATGTACCGTTCATAGACGATACACTTGTTCCCGTGATTACAACCGTCTGTCCTGTTATAAAGCCGTGATGATGGTCGGTTGTGATTGTCACAACATTGCTTGTACGTACAGCTGTTGCAATGCTGTTCACGCCAACTGGATGCGCCTGATCTTCTCCATCTTCGTAATGAAGCAAGCGACCATCGCTAGAAGCAACAGCAAGGATGTCTCCACCCCAGTTATCAATCGTCCAGCAGAACGATGGAATGAAGGCAGAAGAAACAGGACGCCAATCAGCAGTTGGCAGAGATGCAATGCCGCCAGACGAAGAAGCATTTGCAGCCGTTTGCGAGTACGTGAATGTAGTAGAGTTTGTGACCGTGACTGTAAACGTGCCGTTAAAGCTGCTGTCAGTCACATCAGCAATCATCACGGACATACCAGTGATAAACTTGTTCGCTGTTGCAGTCGTAATCGTCACGACATTGCTGGTGCGAACTGCGGTTGATATGACAACTCCAGCATAGTCGAGCCCATACAGAAGTTCGCCGTAGTCACCAGCGCCATATCCGCCTGTCTGGCCCTGATCAGCCGTAACGAAGTCGTTTGGCGTAATGTCCTCATAAGTTGAGCCACGAAGCGCATACAACTTTGCATCGCAGCCAACAGCAGTAACGAGAGCATCAAGCTGTGTGGTCCACGGAAACAGAATGCGAGGAGTGCTTGCCAGAGGAGAAGAGGTAATACGCTGCCAGCCGCCTACAGGCAGCAGTTTACCAGCACGCCAGCGGATCAGGTTTGCATCCCAATAGCGACCTTTGACCTGAAGCGGTGTTGCCGTCTTCAGGACGCCGGGAGGAATGTTGATTGGAGCCAGCGGCATTTGAACCCCTTAGAAGATGCTTATTTATACCATGAAACAAGCGTCAGGCCATGCCCTTAGCCTTTTCTTCGACTTCAGTAACACGACGAGTCCAGCCTTTTCCGAATGTGTCAAACGTAGGCAGTGCCTTCAGGAAGTCCATCCGCATACCGCAGAGAGCGTCGATCACCTCATCAGCCGGAGCCTCGTTGATAGCAGCCAGCGTCTTTGGACCGATAATCCCATCAGCGGGAACACCAACAATCTGCTGCAGATACTTTGCTGCCCTTGCTGGACCAGAGTTAACCGCCAGATCATAGGCTGCATAGTCCACCCCAGATGGCAGGTCATCGCCCTTGATCTTGTCCCAATATCGAGCCTTGTAGAACGGTTTAACTAGATCAGGAGTCAGACCACGCATTTCAGCTTCGTCTGCCAGCTGACCTGTATATTCTTCCCATGCTCTCTTTGTGACACCCAGATTAGTCATTCCACCGGGATCACGAGGATGATTTACAAAGCCGCCTTCGTGCTTTAGGACAGACTTGAAGGCATCTTCCCAGTTATCTCTTGCCATCTCATTTTTCCTTAGCGATCAGGCTGTTTTTCTCTTTAGAACCAGCACTTGATCCATAGTAGAAGTTAATTACCCCTGTCCATGCTGTACCTAATGCTCCGAGCATCATCAGTAAAGCTTCTGTGCCATTCTGCGGCATTCCATGCAGAAGCATCCAAGTCAGGATGCCAAAGAAGCCAATAGTAATCAGCAGCGCCAACATACGCGGAACCCAATCCTGCGTTGATGTCTGCATTTTACGGGCACTATCACGATCATTGGCAGCAATCCGCTCCAAGTCGATGTCTAACTCCTTCATTCGCACCTTAAAATCGGCATCAATCTGCTTAATAGCTGCCAACTGTTCTGGACTAGCCTTCTCCAAAGCAGCCTTCACATCGTCTTCAGTTCCTTCTTCGTGACCTAGAAGTGCAGATGATAGTGTTTTGACGGCTACACCTGCCAGTGGTCCACCCAAGGCTGTTGCCAGCGTAGGAGCAACCGTCTGAAGCAGTGGCCCAAAGGTTTTAAGAAGGTCCATGCTTTCCCCCGATTACAAGGCCAGAGCGACCATGAAAACCCCAACAATGATAGCCACTACACTACCACCGATTAGGCAAACAATCATCACTTCGCGTTGAAACTCTTCAGCCTCTTTGGCTGCTCTTTCACGCGCTGCTTTCTGTTCCTTCTGGATGCGTACAAGTTCCCGTTCGACCTCCTGCCACCCTGCGATGCCATATGTGCCGACGAACTCATTCTTAACCTGCGCAAACCACTGTTCTGCCTGTTTCCGCTTAACGACAATATCCATTGCCATTTCTTCGGCAGAAACCTTGCTAAACATTGAAGGTTTAGGAGGTTCAGCAGATAGCTTTGTGAGACTGGAAACAGAGCCATAGAGCTTGGCAATGTCACCCGCCATGCCCTGTATTTCTTTACCGACCTTGATGCCTGTTTTAATAGCCTCATAGGCAGTCTTCGCTGCCCCAAAGATCAAGGCAATAGATGCGGGGTCCATGTTTGTTCACCTCGTCATCTCCCTTGTTTTATGAGACAATTAAGGCTTGTCTGCCTTGCTCTCCAGTTTGTCGTAGATACGTTGGAACATCTGCTCGATGTGTTCCATACGTTTGTCTAAATCAACCCTCTGCGCATATTCCTTTGGAAGATTAACTTCCAAATCATGCAAGTCGCGGCGCAGCTCTTTCACTGCACCCCACATCTCGCGGGCAAGCCATCCAAAAACGGCAAAGCCTGTTGCGACTGATAGGTTTATTATCGACTGCATATCCATGACGGCTCATTCCTATGCGTCGAAAACAGGAACCCAAGACTGGGTTGATTCGTCCCACTGATACTGATTCCCATCGTTAGGATATGGAACAGGCGGCTCCCACTGATAAGTGTTTGTGTTCAGCAACCACGATGGATAAGGCTTTGGGGAGATGAAAGCGCCGTCAGGGGCTGCAGCAGGATCAAATGAGTATCCAACTCCGGCATAGTTATAGCGAAATGACGCATTATAACTTGTCTGAGCCCAGCGAGTGTTTGCACCAAATAAAGACTGGCAAAAAGCAATGCCAACTGGTTCGCTTTCAGGAAATGGTAGATTGTCAATCGCGTCATTGTTGACCACGATTACCTGAAGAACATCGTTATGTTCATTTAGTTTTGCAAAGTGCGCCATGACCCACCTTAGAAAGTGATGCTTCCAGAGCCAGTCCACTCATAGATGCGATAACCACCAGAAACAGTTACAGTCGGAGATCCTGTAGTTGATGCAGCTTCTTTATAGGAAGAAGGATATCTAATAATAACAAGACCAGACCCGCCGTTGCCGCCAGTTGCTGCCCCTGAATTGACACCACCACCGCCGCCGCCGCCGCCTGTATTTGCAGTTCCGCTTGTTCCATTAGTATTAAGGCCAGCATTACCGCCACCTGCTGTTCCAGTTCCAGCAGTTCCGCTTCTAACAGTACCGCCGCCGCCGCCAGCGCGGGCAACAGAACTACCTGTGATGCTGCTGCTGACGCCAGAGCCACCATTGCCACCCTGAGAGGTTGCAGCATTTGCTCCTACGCCGCCTGCGCCGCCACCGCCGCCAGACCCATAAGGAGAACCTGGACTTGCAAGGCCGCCAGCATAGCCTTGATTTGCTGTTCCAGTTCCAACTGATCCAGATGCTGTTCCACCAAAGTTAATTGATGCACCACCACCAGAACCACCATTACCGCCGTTAAATGTACGAGCAGCGCCGCCGCCGCCGCCAGTAGACGTTATTGATCCAAAAACAGAATTGCTTCCGTTTGAACCAGCAACATATTGGGCAGATGTATTGCCACCGTTACCTCCACCGCCAACCGTTACAGTGATAGAAACTCCAGCAGTAATTGTGTATTTGCTTTCAGCAGAAGCACCGCCGCCAGAATTTTCTCCGACAACACTTGAACGATAACCGCCTGCGCCGCCACCTGCGCCGTCTCCAAAAAATGAACCGCCGCCACCGCCACCGCCACCTGCGATAACAAGATATTCAACATCTGGCGGTGGTCCGATTGCAGCACCAAGCAATATTGCATAAGCAGTCATCAGCTTACTCCACCGCCAGTGATGACGAAGGTGTTAGAAGCAACGCAGAGCAGCGTGCAAAGACCATACTGTGCCAGCGTGCGGTTGCCAGTGTTTGATGTGCCAACCTGTCGGATTGTAACAGATGCACCTTGCGTGATTGTCTGGTTGCTGCCGCTGTTGTTATAAATCGTGATCGTGTCTCCAGTGCTGAAAATGCCTGAGTTCACAGTTACGCCGCCAGTCGTGATGCTGATATGCTTTCCAGCATCAGATGCAACAAGAACATAAGCAGATGTCTGTGCATTCTGCGGAACGCGGCGAAGCTCACCCTTACTGTCAGTAACAGTTGTAAATGTTCCTGCCGCTGCTGTTGTGCCGCCAATTACAGCATTGTCGATTGTGCCGCCGCTGATAGCCGGAGAAGTCAGTGTCTTGTTAGTCAGAGTGTCTGTCGTTGCACGACCGACAAGTGTGTCCGTGCTTGTTGGGAGAGTCAGCGTGCCAGTGTTGCTGATTGAACTGATAACCGGGGTTGTCAGCGTCTTATTCGTCATCGTCTGCGTGCTGTCTGTATCAACCATCGTCTTACGGGCTGATCCAGTGCCAACTGTCAGAAGGTTATCATCGCTATCCCAAACAACGGAGCCATCTGTTGTCTGTGCAGGCGAAGCAGATGTTGGGACAACAAGCGTTCCTGTGATACTGGCAGTACCAGCAACCGACAACGTCTTTCCGCTTCCGACATTCAAACCAACTGACGTACCGTTGCCAGCAGCGTTGAACAAGCCATCAAGCGTATCAAGATCAGTGTTGATCTTTGTGCCCCATGTATCACGGGACGCGCCGACTTCTGGCTTCGTCATATTCAGGTTTGTTGTATATGAATCGGCCACTGAAGCCTCCTTCGCCCTTATTGCACCGTCCAGCTTTCAGCAGCGACTGAAGCTGGCGTCCAAGTTTCAGCAGCAACGGACTGCGCTGCCCATGTTTCAGCTGCTATTGTTTCTGGCTCCCACAGATACCGTCCGTTTGCAGTCATATCTGAAGCACAAGCTATCGTGTCAGATGCCGCAATAATACGGTTTGCATTCATGGTCGCATCAGAAACAACAGCAATAATTCCAGACGCAGAATAGTACACTATAGCTGCGTTGACCACATTAGATGACCCAGCAGCCGTGAAAGCCGCAGAAACTGTTGTATTGGCGTTCAGAACCGCGTCTGACTGAACATCCATTTGGACGGATGCAAGTTGTGCGACATAAGCATCTGCTGATGCGTCTGAAACCGCATCCATTGAAGCAGAAGGCTGAAGGATTAAGAACCCATTTGCCGCAGCCGTGCTGGTGACACTTACTGTCGTAGATGCCGTCTGAATGATTGCCGCAGCTGCCGACATCTCTGACGATGCAGCCATCGTAACTGAGCAGACTTCAACATCTGCAGCAAATGCAGCCGCTGATGTCGTAACCGCAGCCTCACATGAGGCAAAAAGCACCTTCTGTGCTGCAACAGACATATCTGACTGAGCTGCCATAGTGACAGCAGCAGACATTGTCTTAACAGCAGCAGCAGTAGCATCTGACGTTGCAGCAGCGGTAAATGCGGCTTCTAGGACATAGCCAGAGCCGTATAAACCTTCGCCATAGTCTGCAACGCCATAATCAGCCACAGGTCATCAGTCCAAAGTGATGTCGATTTCACCTGTGTTGAATCGCAGCACATCGCCACTATCAACAGTCTTGGATGTTGTCAGATTAGCAAAGGCCAGCAGATTGCCGCTTGTCGAAGCATCAAAGATGCCAGCTGCGACAATAGTACCCCAAGAGCCAGTTGCTGTTGGAAACTCAACTGCTGAACTGTTGCTTGCAGTAGTCGGAGCCGTTCCTGAAACGGTGAAAGTCACTGCTGTACGGGCATAAGAGCCACCAGAAACTTCAGTGCCACCACCTGTTTCACCGGGAGCAACTGTATAGAGAGCCACATACCACGATGTCGGACGGGTTGCTGATGCTGTCGTAAACAGCCAATCAAGAACAAGGTCTTCAGAGTAGTTAGTGAAACCAGCCATTAGTAAACCCTCCGTGTACGAGCAATCAGCGGAGAGCCGCTGTGCAGTGATTTCTGAGATTCCTGATTAAGTTCTTCAACCCGTTTCAGGTAGATATTACCAAAAACAGAGATGCGTTGATCGTCCATCAGGAATGGTGCGGCATGAGTAAGTGCACCATACAGATAAACATCAGGAGCCTTGGTCAGCAGCCAGTTTGTCGTGTTGTTATCGGTCAATGCCGGGATTTTCCCGTAATAGACCATTTCGATCTCAATATTATCAGATGGTGCAGGGATCAGCTCAATAGCACCATTCATCAGCGAATACACAGACACCTGTGTAAGCACCTGCGCCTTGTTAATCAGGTCAGCCTCATCCAACGTCACATAGCGCAACGGAGAGGCACCATCGACAATCTGCAGGTTGATTGCCTCAACCCAGTCAGCCGGAAGCTGGACATATTCCTGATCACTGGTTGCAGTGGCACGAACGATCATCTCACGGCAGCGCAGCCGTGTATTCAAGTCTGACTCGACAAACTGGATGAACGTCTGAATCTGTGACGTAAGGTCAGCCCGGTTCAGATAGTCGGCAATCGTCGATTGCAGAGTTGAATAGTTGGTGATCGTTGCCATCAGCTAGTAATCCGATGATTGCGATACGGTGCTGCCGCATCCGACCTGAGCCATTTACGAAAAGCCATCTTATCCTTCAAGATGCCTTTTTGCTGCAATTCAAGATACACCATCATGGGCAAAGATGCCACTTTCACCATGCCATCTGGCAGACGCTCGGTGTTGCTGATGCTGTTACGAATTGCCTTGTTCTGCTCTGCAATCCCGTCGATGTTCACCACATCTTCAAAGATCATTTTTTGATCTGGAGTGATGTGCATCTTGGTCAGCGTGCCTGTGACGCTGTCATAACCAAGGTTGAATGAACCGGGTGCGTATTCTTCAGCCATAATGTCCCCCAAGGAATAGGGGCGGGATTGCTCCCGCCCCATACTCATTACGAAGCGATAATGTTCGCAATACATGCGTGTGCTTTTTCACTCTTGATACGCAGGCCATATTCCACCACCATTTCCTTCTTGTCCGAGTCGCCAGTCTTGGCAATGTCGAACGTGCGGAACGGACGCAGATACGCCACAGACGCGTACTCAGGATCAAGCACAAAGGCAAAGTTGCCGGGGCTGAAGCGGTTAGGGACAATAGCCACTTCGCCGAAGTCACCGAGGTAAACGTCAGCCGTTGCAATGATCTTCATAGGAGTTGCAGAGGTGTAGTTCATGCGCTGCTGGGCAAGACCAGCGAATGCAGAAGCCACAGTCTTGTTGTATGCATTGACCATGAAGATGGACGGATCACCGCCCTGCGTCCAGACCTGCTGGATGGCAGTCTTCAGCATCGTCTCCGTCAGAGCAACGTCTGTCGAAGTCGAAAGAGCTGTCCATGCTGTCGAAGGATAGCCGTTGCCAGAAGCGCCGGACATAGACGACACAGTTGCACCGTTAGCCTGCGAGTTGGTGATGAGCCATGTTGGCAGACCAGCAGTCTTACGAGCTGTGGAGGAGCTGTTGCCAGCAACACCAGCTTGGTTGCTTGTCAGAATGGCTTCCATATCGCGCTTCAGCTCTTTAGCAGCCTTAGCGGTAAGATAGGCCATCTGGGTGCGCATACCTGCGTTGTTCACCACATCGTCGGTGCCGGACACCGAGATAACCTTGCGGCTGATCTGCGTGTAGTTTGCAACACGCACAGTCGCTGTGTAATCAGCATCACCTGCATCAGCACCTTCGATGGCAGCATTCGACGTATCAGCCGCAGCAAGAACGTCCGTCTGCCATTCGAAATAAGTATTCTCACAAGTGTCACGGCCAATGTTACTCATGAATGGCGTGTCAGTTGGTGAGATGTCATAGATAATGTTGCTCAAATCCTCTCGGATTGAGTTCGGTGCGTCATAGGTTGTGACCTTGGAAACTGTAGTCATAGCTTACTTCCTGTCCATCATTGCAAAGAGAGCAGCCGCGTCATTAACGTGGCCCGTTGATTTGAGACGCTGTTTTACTCGCGCAACATCGGTCTGAGCACGCGGAGCTGAAGCAGCTGAACCAGAGCGCATCGGACGAGGACCATCCTGCTTCACAGGTTGTGGTCGTTTCTCCTGCAACGCATCATATCGCCGTGCTTTCTCAAGCATTACGACATAACGAGGATCGTAAACATTGCCCAATTCATCTTCAGTGAAGCCTTGCTTCAGGCCATACTGACGAAGCTGTTTGGTCGATGCTTCGAACTTCTCTGCGTCCTTCCATTCAGCAAATGTGTCGAGAAGATACTTACGACCCATCTCAACCAGTTGCTGTTTCTGCTCCATATCCTTCTGATAGGCCACCTGATCCAGATAGGCTTTTTGTGCCTGCAGTTGCGCCTTACGCGCCTGATGGTCACGCCACTGTTTCTCGATGAGCGGGAAGTTAATCGGGTCTTCTTGGTGTAACCGCTGCCAATCCGGCTCCTGCATTTCGAACTGTTGAAGTTCCTGCAGAACCCGTTCAGTAGCTACACGAAGCTGCGACCGTTCAGCCTCCAGCGACTGCCTTTCAGTTTTCAACTCACCCATTTTACGCGAATAATCGGATTGACGCTGATACCCTTCCAAAGCCTCTTTCAGCGGGATTTTCTGCGTCTGTCCGTCAATTTTGACGGTTACGAGAGTATCCGGCTTCAGCTGCTTCTCAGAAGCATCATCATCGTTCCCTGCGTCATCTGCTGTTTCATCACCTTCTGACGCATCATAAGATGCTGCCTCGTCATCAGGTGCTGAAGTCTCTTCAGCAGCTTCAGCAGTCGCCTCAGTCTCTTCGACTGCGGCAGGAGCCTCCTGTTTTCTTTCAGCTTCGGCTTTGGGTTGCGACCCTTCCAGAATTGCTGAAATACGACCAGCGGCATCTGCAAGGCCGATTTCGCTAGGCTGCGACTTCTCGGCATTCGACATCATACTACTCCCAAGTTATGCCCGTTTCAATCGGGCGTTGAAATCTGCAACCTTCTTCTCTGCTGCGAGTGCAGACAGTTCAGCCGAAAGTGCAGAAACTGCACGGATCATGTTATAGGCATCTTCCCTCACAGACGCCTGATCCGGTGGCGAATTGCGCCACTGCTCCATATACCGCTGTTCCAGTCGCTTCATAAGCTCATTAAAAAGCGCGTCACCGTGAAAAGCCTTGGCCGACCTCCACAGCTCCTCCATTTCAAATGTCTGCATCACATCACCATGTTAGGAGGCATCATCGGAGGCACTGGCTGCTGCGGCTGTTGCTGCTGCATTGTGCCGGCGGCTGCGAAAATCTGCCTGATTTCCTCACGCTGCTTGTCCACTTCGCCCTTGATAACAGCCATATCAACCTGTGCACCGTATTTCGCCTGAATCTCAACAGCCTTCATCAGCGCATCGACGTACAGCTTATCTCGATCGATATCAGCCTGCGCAATCGCCTTTTGACGATCCAACTCCTGCTTTGCTGCATTGATGATGATGTCAGCCTTGATCTTTTCTGCCTCAACATTGGCAAGCATCGTTGCCGGATCAGGTGACTTATTGGATGCCATCATTGCAGCATATTCCTGCACCTGCTGCGGTGTGACCTGGTTCCAGAACTTTGTCGGGTCTTGGAAACCTGCAAGCTGCGTGATCTGCGACAAGGTGGAAGCAATCTTGTCCACGCCACAAAGCGGATTCATGGGACCAAATGCCTGCACTGCTTCTTTCTGCTGCTGCAGAATTGTCATCAGGAATGCCATGCGCTGTTCATCAGAACCGCGACCAAGCGCAATGTTAACGATCATATCCATGCCAGCATCCCAGCCACGCGGATCAATCGGAACAAACTTGCCACGCAGACGGATGATCTTTGCCTTGTCCTGATGCTGGATCACCAGCTTCAGCAAGCCTTGGAAGCAGCGTTTCAGACCATCAGCAAACAGACGCGCAATCATTTCGATGCGTTCCTGCGAAGATGACAGCTGTGCCTGCACTGCAGCGCGTGTGGTCGATTGCAATGCTTCTGCATCCAAACCTTGTGAAGCACGCGAAATGCCTGTGCGCTGCGTCTTCACTTCGTCCAGATAACCCATAACGCCAAGTGCCTGCTGACCGACAAACGGTGTAGCAAACGGCTGCACTGCACCAGCCTGACGCATACGGATAATCGCACCAGTTTCATTGTTCAAAACATCGTCGATGTTGACTTGACCTTCGACGATAGCAGTGCGCGGATGGATCGACTGTGCAAGGCTGTCGAGCGTGTTGCGCATGATGGCAGACTTGATGCGCTGCAGGTCAATCGTCTGATCAGCAATAGACTGACCAAAGATTGTGTGTGGTGTCGGATCAGGCGACAGGATGGAGAAAGGTGCAGACTGCACAACTTCGTCATGCAGAATATAGGCACCATTGCCGACCGTGCAGACCTTGTGCAACTCGGCAATGCCGTCACCGTCCTTATCAACCTTGATATAGCTTTCAACGTAAAACACCTTGTTGGTGGTTTCATCGTTTCCAAGCTCAAGACCAAAGAAAGACTGGTCAGCAGGGTTGCGCACCAGCACTTCGTTGTTCATCTCAAAACCGCCTGTGCCAGCGTTTTCTTCGATGATTGTGCGGTCATATCCCATTGCAACCAGTTCACTGATTGTCATCAGTTTGCGGCGCCCCATATAGATGAAGTCATCCAACGAGGTTGCTTCGTTGTCGATGAGGAACTGTTCAGGCGGGATGCACTCGACAACATAACGCGGGTTCTTCCGCTTACGACGAATGGTGAGGCTGATACGCACTTCACCAGTAATCAGGTCTGTTTCCTCCATGACAGAGTCAACATCGACATCTGGATCATTGGTGATGATGTTTGCTTCAGCCTGATTCAGCCCTGAATATGAGTAATACTCAACACTGACTTCATCCAGCTTGTACCAAGTCAGGATGCCTGTCTTCAGGATCAGTGCGTCCTTCATTGCATCATGCAATGTGCGGAAACCGGGGTTCTCTTGGCTGAAGATATAGTTGATCAGGTCTGTTGCCTGCTCTGCAGCTTCAACATCCTCTGGTCCTTTCGGGACAAACTCCAGAATCTTGTCGCCGCCTGTGAAGATTCGGAGCAATGACGGAAGCATCGCGAGTACCGTGTCACGAACTTCCGTCATAACGATCTGGGATCGTCCCTGCTCCTCATTACCCAGCGGTTCGGCCAGATAATAGGACATCGCCTGTTCACGTTCAGGCGCGATATAGCTGTCAATGTAGGTCTGTGCGTCCTGAATCGCCTGATAGACCGTATAACGGAACTGATCTTCAGACATCGGCACATCATAGGGAGTCAGATAGCCTGTCTCCGTGTTGTAAGACGTACCCTGCGCACCTTCTGCCGACTGCGGGATCAGATCAGGTGTATATGTTCCCGGCTGGATGTCCTGCATAGCCATCATTGACCCCTTTTCCGTACCCGCCACCACTGCCAGCCACCTTCTGAGCCGACTTCATGCTGCGGAAAAACCTGTTTCACGGCAGAGTTTACACCATCCATAGGATAGTCGTCACCGCCCATGACACCGTCGACCTTTAGCTTCGGCCACCACGCATTGATGTCAGCCAAGACTTCATCGTGCTGATGACCTGCATCAATCCAGACGAAATCCACGCTGCCATCTGCAAAATCTTCCGCAGCATCCACCGTGCGCCGTCGATGCACAGTGCAATCAAGCCCGCGCAGAAGTGCAATGTTGCCGCTGAATACCTCAAAAACACGTTCCAAATCAGGATCAGCTTTGTGTGCAGGCTCATCAGACCCTCCCCAATGGTCAACATAGTGAACGGAAACAGCTTTTCCTGAATTAATGACCTCAACACCTAGAAAAACTGCTGATTTACCCTTCCAGCACCCCAACTCCACAAAAACAGCACCATCAGATGCCTCACGGACAGCCTGACGATACGGTTCTTTGAAGTTAAACCAGCCCTGAATCTGGTCGTAGAAGTGGTCCATCACTTCTTCTTCTTGCTCATGCCTGCTTCTGACAAGGCAATGGCAATCGCCTGCTTACGAGACTTCGCCAGAGGTGCTTTCTTTGGTCCTTTAGGGTTCACGCCAGCGTGAAGTTTTCCGCGTTTATACTCGCCCATGACCTTGGCAATCTTAGATTTGCCCTTCATTTCTCTGCCTCCTCTATGCGTGCAGCCGCTGCTGCAACGGATTCATCTTCAGCACGATCAATCTCTGTATGCTCATGCCCAAATTCAAACGATCCAATATGATGAATCTCAACTGACGCATCATGGTCGATCCAAACCTTGTAGCCGTGCGCCTTCGCCAGCTGACAGAAGTACATATCTTCGCCCATCCACATACGAGCAGACGGCAAATAATGCACCTGAAACCAAGGATAGGTCAGCTTCCTGAACACTTCTGCCTTCACAAGCATTGCGCCCATGCCAACCGCGTCACACTCTTCCAACCCGGTCTTATCTATCGAATACATATATGACAGGTTGGAGAAGTCAGAGAAGGCAACAGTTTTCACAGGCAGACGCCGGGTTGCATAGTTGCAGGCGACGATGTCCTCGTCATGCCTAGCCAGCTTATCAACTAAGTAAGGTGGAAACCGCATATCACTGTCAAGAAACAGGATATGCGTTGCACCTTGCTTCAGACTCATCTCTGCCAGCTTTGTGCGCTGGTCAGCGATCAATGTGCCGTTCAAGAAGTTCAGGTTGAACGTAGTGCCAGCTGGTGCATTGCCGTAGAAGCGTGCAGCCAGCATGGCAAGATCATACGAAAAACCTGTGTTCACAGTCTCCCGTGCGGGAACACAGATGCTAAGGTTCATCAGTCCATTTCCCCATCTTCAGATGAGTACATTTCGTCCTCATCTTCTTCATACTCATCTTCGTCTTCACCTTCTTCGTCTGTGACAGGTCCACCGACGATCCATGCAGAGCAGGTGCGGTTGGCTGCACACTTGAAGTCGAAGATTTCGCAAAACCCAAGATCACCCGCTTCAATAGTCTCATCGGCAGCTTCTGCGTTGCCATCAGCCAGACCCTCTTCGATGCACTTCAGCATCTTTGCCGTCTGAATGAATGCAGCGCAATTGCCGCAGCGCATTGTCTTGGCTTCTTCCGCAGGAACATCCCACTTAGCAGCCATCTTTGCCCAATAATCCTCATTAGGTTCATTAGGATTCATCGGACCATACATAGCAACCTTGATTGCCTTGCCACGGTTCTTCAGGTTCAACGTCATGTCGCGTGTTGCCACAGGACACGAACGATCCATCTCACCTTCGCCCATCATCTCCTGCATACGAGATGACAGAAGGCCGATTCCTTCAGGCATACGCGCCATGATGCACCTCTTACTTGAAGCCAACCATCAAGGTAGCCGTTGAAGTTGCCAGCACCTTCTGCGTGCGGATCGGGATAATCGTGCCAACCGGGACAGCCTTGAATGTCACTGTTGTGCCTGCTTCGGTCACAACAATCACATCGCCTGTGCCACCGACATAGATGCCAGAATAAGCATTGTTGGCTGTGGCAGATGTCGTGATCGACTCTGCATCACCCCAAACGCGACCGTTTGCCAAAAAGCTGCTCATGTCACTTTCCTTTCTTCGTGCGAGCGATAGCTCTCATATTATCAACGAGATTAGGATAAGGCCGACCTGCAGCCTTCGCCATCGACTTTGCGGCTGACTTTTGTTTCGGTGTCAGCTTCTTGTCTGTCTTCGTAGGGTCTTTCGTTTTCCAGACGGGCTTCTTCATTTGCCGCCCTTTCCTTTATTTCTCGCGGAGATAGCTTTTGCCTTGGTCTTCGCATCCGCTTTAGAACTCGCACCCCATGCTTGCAGCGATAAAAGTAAACGTGTTGGTTTTCCTTTTTCATCGCGTTCTGGTCCCGGCATATTACCCATACGAGCCAAGAATGAAGCACGACGAGGATTATCGCCAGACTTAACTGGTGGTTTCAGGTTCATGCCTGCAGCTTTTGCAGATGCACGACCTTTGGCATTCAACCCGCCCTTGGGGTTCTTGCCTTCTTTGCGCTGCCACGCAGGTGTTTTTGCCATAGCCATTCACCTTATTTTGTTTGCTGAAGATACATTACTTTTGCTTTGTTAGGAAATGGTGCTCCCGGCAGGATTTGAACCCGCGACCTTCACTTTACAAAAGTGCTGCTGCTACCAACTGAGCTACAGGAGCAATCCAATCACACCACACCCCTAATCCCGCGTGTTAGCGGTTTACCGGGTTTCCACGCCAAAGCACGACCACCAACCGCCGCAGCATTTCCGGCAAACGTCAGGCACAATGCGTCAGCCAAGTCAGGTGAACGCATTCGCCGCTTCCGCATTGAATCCTTCGACTCTACAACCAACCTGCCTGAACTGGTGAAGTTATACCTTGGCGCCACTAACTCCTGCCGCAGACTTTCATCACGCGGCAGCTTTACAGCCCTTGTTGCCAGCCAGTCCTTCACCGCCATCCATAGTTCATCGCGCAGCCGATTAGCATTCGGATTCATGGCTGACGATTCAGACACGTTCACATCTCGAACATTGTATCCCTGCTCACGCAGTCGGTCTGCAACACCGCCGCCCAGACCAATCGTGTCAACGCAGATTTCTTCAGGTGCATCCAGCTTTGCTTCATTAACAATCGCACCAACAGTCTGCATCAAATCCAAGCCGCCCCAATGCTTGATCTCTAGGACAACATTCCCACGCCTTTTACACAGTGCAGTTCTGTCCGTGCCAAAGCGTGCAACGTCAACACCGTAGATGATCGGTTCTGCAGGCGACACCGTGATATCGCGCACCATTGCTGCATCGACCAAGTCTGCCGAAATCAACGTGTCATCATCCGTCAACGCAAACTCGCCAAGCACACGAATGCGATATGCGTTCGACTGCTCTCCATATGTTGACGCAATCTGCCTGATGAAGTCTTTACTCACCAAAGGATTGTCATCGCAGCTAACGTGCATCCTGCACCAGTCAGACGCTAGTTCATGGTGCGTCTTATAGAACAAGCCGCTGTTGCGTGTCGGGTTGCTGATCAGCACAGTCGTTGCCGAGTGCCCCGACATCGAACCCGCTGCCGCTTCAAACACTGCTTCAGGCACAGCCGATGCCTCGTCTACAACCAGAAGCACGTTCTCCGAATGCACGCCGGCCAATGCTTCTGGACGGTCTGCCGACGATGTTCTGGCAGATATGAAACTTGATTCAGCTGCACCTTTCAAAACAATCTTGTCGCTGAACACATCAAAGCTGTCACGCAAAACAGGCGGTAGCCGATTGATCCACGATTTCAGTTCAGCAAACAAAGCATCAAACAACTGCGCAGCCGTTGGCGCCGTCACAACACCTTTCTGCGGAAACCGACAAGTCATGTGCCAGATCAATGCCCATGAACACGCAGTTGACTTGCCAACACCGTGACCAGCCCGAACGCTGATGCGCCGCTCACCTGCAGCAATTTTATTCAGGAAATCTTCCTGCCACGGCAGAGGTGATGCACCCAGCACGTTCTTTACAAACGCAACAGGATCATTCGCGTAAGCACGGATGAACCCTAAGAACTCGTCGCCTGTTGCATCTGTCATTTCTTGTCACCCCTAGAAGGCATAATAGGATCGCCTTCGCCGCACCATTCCATCAGCACAGACCACAGGCCATGACTGCCGCCCAGATATGCCGCGTGCTTCCAGCCAAGTGCTTCATACGCTGCAATGTCCTTGTGCAGCACATACTTGAACCAGCTAATCATGCTGGTTCTTCCTGTGGCACGCGTTGCGCCGCAACATCTGCAAAGGTGCGACCGTCCGACTCTAAAACAGCCTGCTGCCCGGTGAAGTCCTGCCAGCGTTTGACGATGACGTCACAATAACGCGGATCTAGTTCCATCAGGCGAGCGTGGCGACCGTTTTTCTCAGCAGCAATCATGGTCGTGCCGCTGCCGCCAAAGCTGTCGAGAACAATGTCTCCACCCTTCGTATTGTTGAGCATCTGATACTCAAACAAGGCAACAGGCTTCATGGTCGGATGCTCTGCATTGCGCGATGGACGGTCAAACTCCAAAATGGTCGTTTGCTTTCTGTCAGCAGCCCAGAGATGCGAAGCACCATCCTTCCACCCATACAAACACGGCTCATGACGCCAATGATAATCCTGCCGCCCCATAACCATAGACTGCTTCTTCCAAATCAAACACTGCCGCACAGTCCAACCAGCATCCTTGGCAGCGCCCCTGAAATTGTATCCCTCCGAATCCGCGTGCCAAATATAAAACACAGCACCCGGCTTCATCACTGAATCTGCTGCTGTATAAGCATCACGCAAGAACGACCTAAAACTATCATCGCTCATAGAGTCGTTCTTAATCTTCAAAGCATCTTTCGTCTTGCCTTCATACGCCACATTATACGGTGGGTCCGTCAGCCACATATCTACAAGCTGCCCAGAGCAAAGACGGTCAAGATCAGTAACGCTGGTGCTGTCACCGCACAGCAAACGGTGCTTCCCCATCACCCATACATCCCCCAATACCGTCACAGGAGTTGCAGGTGCTTCAGGTGCTTCATCTGGATCGGTTAACCCTTCCGTCTCATCAGCCGTCAATGACGCCAGCATCTTGTCATCAAAGCCAAGCAAAGACAGGTCAAAGTCTGCTGCCATCAAATCAGCAATCTCAACCTTCAACATATCCGCATCCCAGCCAGCATTCAGCGCCAGCTGATTATCGGCAATCACATACGCACGCTTCTGCGCGTCAGTCAGGTGCCCCAAAGTAATCACAGGAACACGCGTCTCACCTAGCTTCCGTGCCGCCATAACACGACCATGCCCCGCAATGATCGTGCCCTCCTGATCCACAAGGATAGGGTTGGTCCAGCCAAACTCACGGATGGACGCTGCTATCTGCGCCACCTGACTGTCGCTGTGCGTCCGGCTGTTGCGTGCATACGGCAACAGGTCATCTGTTGCTTTCCATGTAACATTATATTGATTTTTATCCTGTGGCATCCGTGTCTCCCTTGGTGCCGGTGGTAGGGGGGGTGTCGCCGCTGTCGCCGCCTGTGGCGCCAAAGGCAGGTGCGTCCGTGCTGACAGGCTGCAGGTCTAACAGGTGCGGCTCCTGCGCAACGTGTGGCCCTGCGTTGCCGTTGCTACCATGTGGCAGGTGTGGCGTGTGTGCAGAGGTTGCCCCTCGCACCAGCGCGCCCCCGCCGCCGCCGGGAGCCGGGGGGGTCTCGGCAAATCCTGCATCCTGCGACTCTGCTTCCGTGTGTCCCACCTGCCACACCTGTGGCAACTGTGGCACTGGTTCAGCGTCAATCACCTTCGCACGTGATTGTTTTGCTTCATTGGCCAGCTGCTTCAGTGCGTCCAGATGCAGCGTGTGCGTGTGCGTCACGGAAGCCTCGATTTGCTGCTTCTCACCGTAGACCTTTGGCGTCAGTCTAGCAGCGATCCACTTGTAGCTTTCGATGGCCACGCGACCTGCGTCAGGCGGTATTTTGCCAGCCATAACACCTTTCGCAATGTCACCGATTGTATCAGCGTAAACGAGGCTGCGGTTCGCGCACGCACGCGTGTATGACTGGCGGAACGCCTCGTCCTCCGCGATCCACCTGAATACTGTCCTTACATCCGGCATATCTTCGTCCGTGCAAACATTGGCAACAGACCTGCCCATGCTTATGCGGATCAGGAATTCCTCGACGGTTTTCTGCGTCTTTTTCGACGGTCTTCCAGTCTTTGCCTTCTTCTCCTCGAACACGGCAACCTCTTTTGTCACGCGGTATGACAAAACTATATCAGCGGCCTCTGTCGGCCACAATCCTAAAACGGTATTTCGTCCACTGGCTCTTCACGGCTGCGCTGTGTGGCCACCGTAGCGCCGGGAAACGCCTTCTTCACTGCGGTAGTGAACAATCCAGCCTGTGATGCTTCGATGATCCGTGCCACCTCGGCAAAGCTGTAGACCGTGTGATCTGGATACTTCTTCCGCAGCCTGTCAGCCGCGTGAATATCGACAGCGAATGCGTAAGCCTTTTTGCCGTCATCACTGCGATGGAACCACACCTGCCCAATGTCTTCAGGTGTATGCCCTGCCTCCCGTGCAGCCTTGTCCAACGCGTGCCACCCTCTAGCGATTGCAGCCGACTTTTGTGCGGCTAACTGCGCGTCACCTGCATGGATTGCTTCATCAAGTTGCCACTGCGCCATTGCAAACTTGGCAGCCAGTTCAGGTGCGACCAGCTTTTCCAGTCTTCCGATTCCCCACTGCCCTTCGATCTTCAATGCAGCCTCGTCAGCGTATTGCAGTGCAGCACGCCACGCTGCTTCAGACTCCGTTTTGACCGGATTAACCACCGCATCAGCACGCTGCGTTCGACCCCGATTGCTTTGCTTTACCGTCATCTTTTGACCCCTCAGATAGCAAGTTATAGATAGCAGTGTTTAAAGTGAGCAGTGAAGATCCTCTTCAAACTCTTTCTATGTCTCTTATAGCATACCAGTGTACCCACCATGCCCATACCATACCAAACACATAGCAGCCGATACCCTATATATATCAGGTACTTATAAGGATATAAAATATATAAGCTATATAGTTCACTATGTACACTATACACTATAGACAGATATAACGGCTACTTAATGCGTTAATTGTGCAAAACATCTAACAGCTATTCACAATAAAAGCTGTTATTTATATAAAAGACACGCCAACCAAAGGAGGCACCCATGAACTTTACCATCACCAAAAACAGCCCACCTGATACCTATCGCAACCCAAAGCAGCAGTGGCCCTGCCACCTCCTTGAACTGAATGACCGTGCTGATGTCGAGAACCTTACCTCTCGTCAGGTCTTTGCTGGGCAAGCCTATTGCAGCAGCTATGGTGCAAAACACGGCATGAAGTTTCGCACCCGCAGAACGGTAACTGGCCCATACACGAACCATGATTCTCCGGCATTTACGCTGACTATCTGGCGCGTTGGCTAACCTAGAACAGATCATCACTGGTGGCTGACGGCATACTGTCAGCCACCTGTTCAGGCTGCTTCAGGACCAACTGGTCCACCCTGACAAACCTGTTCTGGCCCCTATGCGGATCATGCGTAAACCGTCCATGCCGCATCCAACCGTTCTGCATCAGGATGCTGACGATGCGGTTCGACATCATTCTGTCACGGCGCGACAGGTCGACCGACATATCCGATAACACCTGAGTCACGCACACCTCGGTCTTGCCTGCCACCTTGTCTAGAACGTCACTGGTCCACGGGTCTTCGATCAGCCTGTCAGCCTGCTCCACCTGCGCGATGCGTTCGACGGCAGCAGTCAGCCACCACTGCTCCCCTGCCTCGTACCGCTTAACGGCTTCGCCCCAAAGCATATTGCGGTCTGCTTCCAGCTCCTTCAGCCGCACCTTGCCAACCGGGACAGGCCAGAACCTGCGGTTGCCTGTATCGTCGCGCAGATAGTCTGTGCGGTTGGTGCTGCCGATGAACACGCACTGCCTTGGATAGCAGACCTCATTGCGTCCGTATGGTGGACGGAATCGCTCCTCGGTGCGGCTGATGAATGCTTTGACCACCTCAACCTCTGCCTTGGTGACGTTTGCCAACTCGGCCATTTCGATAATCCAGCGGCCACGGACGTAGGCAGATGCTTCCTTGCTGGTCATCGGAGGCAGGTTGTCACCGAAGAAGTCTGCGCCTGCCAGTATCTTGGCAGCAGTGCTTTTGCCTGCGCCTTGGATGCCTTCTAGGATCAATGCACCGTCAGCCTTGCAACCGGGCTGGAAAACCCTTGCTACGGCACTGATGAGCCACCGCAGCCCGACTTCGCGTGTGTATTGCTTCTGGTTATCTGTCTCAGGCTGGCTGTTCAGATACGTCTCCAGCCATGTGTCTATCCTGTGCTTACCGTCCCACTCGGCTGCGCAGGTCAGCAGGTAGTCTTTGACCGGGTTGATGGCTGCTTCATGGACCACCTCGTCAATGGCGTCTGCCACCATGCCCTTGTTCACCCGCAGCAGCGCATGACGGTTCAGCCATGCGGTTGCCACCAGAATGTCCTTATCCTGCAGTTCCCTTGGCTTGAAGTATTTGCGCGGCTCACGGCTGCCCGGTATCGGCTGCATCACCATTTTGCGTCCGTTGAACTCGTTGAACGCGATGACGTTGCGCCACTCAGGATGGTCCCTGAGAACGTGGCACACATTATAGTGGTTCAGGATCGTGTAGCCTTTAGCATCACGGATCAGTCCGTCTTCCCACGGAGCACCTGTTTCTAAGTCTTTAGTCGAACCGTCTTCCTCGGTTGACCAGACTTTGTCTGCACCCTTCTTGGCGGTCAGCACCTGCACCTTCTTGGTCAGGTCATCAGCCGCCAAACCATCATCCGGTCCATCGTTGAACAGGTCATCCAGCGTGTTCATTCGTTCCACCATTCGTCTGTCTGGGCGACAGGTTTTGACACCTGCTTCTGTGCGGCAGGTTTCCCCTCCACAGCGGCATCAGCACGCCTGCCTGCGTCCTCTATTGCCTGCTCAATGATTGCCGCTAGTTCGCCCTTAGAAGCCTTTGCATAGGCCAGCAGGCTACGGACGGCATGGGATAGTCCTGCAATGTCTCGGCTGTGGGTGTAGTCCTGCGCAATGCCTGCATAGAGCATCACGGAGCCAAGGTAATCGTGCAGTGCCGCGTATGGATCGGCTTCTTTCGGAAGACTGTGGCTTCCTGTATAATTGTCTTGCTCGCGCATAAGTCAGCCTCTGGCGTTGGCGAGTGGTTCCCCTCGGACCTGAACCCCGGCTGCAGTTCTCCCCTGCAGCCGGGGTTTACTTTTAGAACATATCGTCTTCGGTCATCTCGGCAGCAGCCTTGGCACCGGGCAGATCAGCAGCAGCAAAATCGTCTGCCTCAATCTCACCCCATTCCACACCTGCACCGCCAAGCGGCTCACCGCGCTTCGTGATCCAGACGCCATTGAGGCCAGCCGCAACACCACGGTTGCCTGCTGCGTCGTAGGCATAGAAGTTCAACTCGGCAGCACCATAGTTGCCGGAAGCAAGATGCTCTTCAGTTGCAGGTATCTTTGCGCGACCAGCAACTGCCTTCACAGGCTTCTTGTTGGATGCGCTGATGTACCAGCAATCCTTAAACTCTTCTCCCTTCATGCGCTCGCCTGTTTCACCGTCAATCTCGTCACCATCACGCAGCGGGTTGCGCAGTCCTTTCGGTGGCTTGCTGTCCCACTTCTTCGTGATGGCTGCTTTCATTGCAGCCTTGATCTTGGCGACTGTTTGATCATCTTTCTTCGGAATGATGAGCGTTACGCTATACTTCGGCTCCGCTCCTTCCGCTGCTGCACGCGGCTGCAAAAGATGGACATAGGCAAAACGTGCATGAGGCACGACCATGCGTGTATTCGTTTCCATTCGTTTTCTCCGTTTTCAGACGTTTGCTGCCCCTCAGACAGCTTGAGGAAGGTTTAGAAGTCTTCCGCTTCAATGTCGTCCAACCTATCATTTTGATAGGAAGGCAACGACAATACCGCAATTCCGTTTGGACCTAATTCATATGAAGGCCACTGACCTGTTTCCAGACAGTTTTTGTAAACCTGTGCGATACGGTCCATACGTTTGAAACCGCGCATCAACGTATCGTGGTCCAGCGCATAAGCAGCCACAGCGTATGGTGGCTGTGTCTCAACTGCCACAAAGACAAAGCTGTGAATATCCTCATGCACCATTGCTTCAAGGTAATGCGCTGCCTGCAGGTCATAGTTGAACCGCCTGATCTGTGCAGCAAATCCTTCAGGGCTGGCATCAAGGCAGGTCTTCAAGTCGATGATGTGGTTGTCGGTATAAGCGTCGATGCCTGCCTTGCATGGGCATAGATTGCTGTAGCCTTGCCACTGCTGATTGGATTCGATTGTTGCACCTTTCATCAGGTCTGTAATGAAGCTGTTGCGCCATACTGAATCACGTACTGCTAGTGCACGATCCTCATCTGTTTTGCTGATGATTGGCAGGTTCAGGCTTTCAAGATACGCCTTCTCTTCCTTGCCTTCTTTGGTTGTCCAATTCAGCGTTTTCACCGCATACAGCTTTGAGATGTCACGGTGCGGTTCCAGAACCAACGCATGAACAATGGTGCCAAACGTCATCGCAGGTGTCGGGTCTTTAGGGTTGTCCTTCCAATACCTGTAATGCGCTGGTGACTTCAGCATCAGCTTTGCACCAGAGGCAGACAGTGCCTCAATGTCGAAGTAGTCATTCTGCATTGTGTTTCCCTCGGTTAACTCGTCTATTGTGTTGCAATCCACCACGCCATCAGCGCGGCATCGGCTCTCCCATCATCCTTTTTACGCGCAAACTCAGCTGCATACGCTGGATACAATTCAGCAGCCCTTGCTCTGTTGCCGTCCTTTCCTGCTCTTGCGTTCACATCCTTCTGCCATGTCGCAGGGCTGACATATGTGACAGGGATTTGCAGTGCAGCAAGGATACCTTCAAGCATCCCGCAGCTGCGTCCAAACTGGTACATGGATGACACCCCTTGACCGGGCATCGCACCTGTTCGCTCCATCACGGCAACCGTAGGTTTACGTGCTGCTATGACAGAAGCTGTCATCTGTGGGCTGATTTCCAGCTTCAGCTTTTGCCCACGTTTGACCTGCACTGCTGGTGTGTCGATGACATCAAGGATACCAGCGTCCACATCGAAGAACGCAAGTGCACCTTTTGCACCGGGATCAATGCCAAGAATCTTCATGCCTTTGGTCCAATCTTCATTTGCAGTCCCAACGCATCCAGATACTTGAACAGGTTTGTCACGGTGCCAATTGACTCATTCTTAATCGACACACTGTATGTCGCGGAAGATAAGTCAGCCTCTGCAGCCAGCTGCCGCTTTGACATCCCCTTGTATTCGCGTGCTGCTTCTAGCAGTTCTGCTAGGTCAGCATTGCCTTTGATCTTTACGTCTCTCATTGGTCAGCCTCCATGCAGCATGGTTGCTCCCGGCTGCTCAATAAATCAATCACTGCTTTCCTTCTCCACGAAAAGAGTGCTGTAGTCTTTCTTCAGTTCACGGGGTGCGCGTGCTTTAGGTTGTGGTGCAGCAGCCATCTCCTGCCATTCACCGCACCAGTATGAACGTGCAACACGCACTGGTGTAGGGTTGCGCTGGCAGCTAAGTGATCCACCGTCTTTTCCGGTTGTAAATCGGCAGTTCACACAGTTCTTATCGTTCATCGCGTGTTTCCTTTACGAATGTGTCATCTTCTTTCAATGCGTCTTGTGCCCACCAAGGAGCAAGGTCTTCATCGACAGGCATGATATTTTCGATGGCAGACAATGTGCCGCGCAGGTTTTCAATGCGATACATCAGCCGTTCCACCTGCTCTGTCAGCACATCGTTTTCGCGTGCCAACTCTGCGCAGCGGATCATCAGTTGCGCTGCTTCATTCTGCAGGTCTGATGTCTCTTTATCGTAGCTCACTTGCAACCTCCTTATAGTTGCGCGGGTGCACACCATCATTTGTGCGGAAGTTAATCAGGTCCAGCAGACCATCACCGTTTTCAGCAGCAACGCGCCTGATGTTTTCATGCCCCTGATTATGATACGGCAAAATCCAGATCACCTTGTCTGCGTCGATGTTGCGTCGAATGATGCGCAGGTGACGCAACTGGTTCTTCATCAGCATTGGATCACCGACATCGTTAGACCCAAGGCTAACTACTACTAACTTTGCTGTGATGTTGCGGATGATGACGGACTGATGATGGCTATTTCGTCCAACCTGCGCCTGCAAGATGCAAGGCAAATGCGGGCGCAAACCAACAGAGATGCTGTCACCTAACAGGATGCACTCAATCATCTTTCTTCTCCCCTGCAAGCGCGGCGCGGATTGTATGCACGATGTCTTCGCTTGCTCCGAAAGCTAAAATGCCGACATTTTTTAGCGCCGCTTCCAGCGCCTCAATGCGGTCAGCGGCTATGGCGCAAAGACATCCACTTTTTGCGTCCCTAATTTTACACGCATCAATGCCGCACGTTTCTCCGCCGGAACGCAGCCGCTTCACAAGCTCTTCACTCATCTTTCTTCTCCCCTGCAAGCGCGGCGCGGGCTGTAATCAAATCAGAAGATGATGGAGGACATCCATTCATCTTGCACCATTTGTGATATGCGGAAAGCATGACTGCATCTTCTTTTGCATTGGCAAGGAGGCGTTCAATCATAGAAGCGGCTTCTGCCATTGCTGAACTTTCATACGATTCGGCATCCTTTGCTAAATATTTCAGTTTCTTTATAATCTCTTCTGTCATTGCATCACCCCATCCATCTCCGACAGATCGACCGCGTACCACTTGCCGTCTTTGCAAGGGCCGCACACGCAACTGTTTGCGTCCTCCGCGTCCCAATCTTCACCGTCCAAGAACCAGTGAGTAATAGGGACAACTTGCCCGTCACTTAGAACAGCCTCGTTCGTCGTGCGGTTAATTGCTTCAACCCATAGACTGCCCATCTTCTTTTTCTCCCAAAGCTAGACGGGCAATCTTTTGATGCCACCAAAAGCCGTTACTGTCAGTTTTTGGCACCATATAAGCAATACCACGCAGCGCCGCTTCCAGCGCCTCAATCCGGTCGGCGCATTCTGCAAATAAACCTTTAGGCCATTGCAGGTCGTCGAAGTTTGGGTTGTGTAGTCGGTCAATAAGATCGTCGGTCATGCCACACCTGCCCTATGTTTCAACAGCGCCAATACAATTTCGCCTTTGGGCGTGATCTTTGGAAGCTTGCCCGCCCTGCATGTGATCCACCCTTCCGCTGCCATGCGGTTGAGCGTCTCCGGATCAGGGACCGCGGTCCGTTTGTTCTTCGTCGTCAGATCAAAAAGAAACCTGACTGTTGTTTTGTTTAGGATGTGTTCACTCATCTTTCTTCTCCCCTGCAAGCGCGGCGCGGGCTTCAATACGCACTTCTGCAAGCAACTCTGGATAGGACTTGTTAGCATCACGCGGGCCATCGCATATCTTCAGCAACGCCGCTTCATACCGATCAGCACGGGCAATGGCACCGGCCCAGACTTGCTGTTGCTGCGCGTATGCCTTTTCCAATTTCCAAAGATCGTTTTGATAGCCAATGATCACGCTGCCCTGAAGATCAATTGTGGTGCGGCATTCAGACAGCAGTGTTTCAGGCTGCATCTGGTGGAATGTCCTGCCCGTTGGCGGGGGCAATGACTCCAGATACAAGTCAATTCGGTCGGTAAGACGTTCACTCATCTTTCTTCTCCCCTGCAAGCGCAACGCGGATTACATTTTCAATTGGGTCGCTCCATCTATCACGCAAAGCGTTCATAACGCCTATTTCCCGCAGCGCCGCTTCCAGCGCTTCACAACGCGCAGATATTTTTGACCACTTTTCATCAGCAACTTGGAAACCAACTTCCAAGGACTGAATGCGGTCGGCGGCTTCCCAACCGACATTGAAAACAAGATGGAACAGGTGACGAATTTCGTCCTGTTCATCCCAGTCGCGCGATTTCTGCTCCGC